CGTAAGATCAAGATGGAAGATCTTCCCGTTCTTGTGAACGGTGATGATATCCTTTTTCGGTCAAATTCTCAGTTATATTCTCTATGGATTGAAGAGACATCCCGTGTGGGTTTCTCACTTTCTCTTGGGAAGAACTATGTTCATCCTAAAGTACTAACTGTTAACTCTCAACTTTACAATTTTAATGGTAAAGATTTCAAATTTTTGGGTTATCTCAACACAGGATTACTGACTGGTCAATCTAAATTGACAGGCCGTGATGCTGCTAGGGATGCTCCTATTTGGGCTCTTTATAATGAAACTATTCCGAATTCCCTCATTCCTGAGAGAACTCATCGGAGGTTTCTCCATTATAATAGTAAGATCATCTTTCGTTCTACCAAGGGTGGAACTAAGAGAGGTGGAGAGTATAATCTATTCCTTCCTTTTTCTCGGGGAGGTTTAGGTTTTAACAAACCAGAGACTGTTGTTAATAAGATAACTTCTTTTCAACGTCGCTGGGCTTGGTACTTAGAGAAAGAGAGAGAGGATTATGTTAAGAAGGATGAGCGCCCTCCTAGATTCAGTCTTGGACTGGTTCAGGAGAGAGGTTTTTATACAAAACCGTTGCTCTTCAAACATAACCCGAAGTTGTGTCTGCAACCAATACTTGGTCCCTACAACAGAGGGGTTCTTCCTTTGGAAGACCGCGAGTATAAATTTCCAATTCTTGCTCGTCCATATGATACAGATCGACCTCAACTTTCTTTTAGGTTTCCTAAGAAAAAGATCAAGGAAGATTTTCGTCATAAGTATGATCAGAATTTGATTCTTCGTATGTCTACGAAAAATATTTACACTCCTGGTTTGCAGGTTTGTAGTATTCAGTCTCTCACTGAGCTGGATACTTCAGGCCTCGTAAGTCCCGAACTGTAGTTCGGGCTATGGGGTTGGAGGAAATAATGTGACCAAAACGGTGATCGTAAGATCTTAATACTTCCGTGCTAAGTGGTTGTGTAAGCTGTCATGAGACTTTTAGTTGAGCTTGCGCTCCTAAATGCCGACAGACTACACGGTCACTCTGTGGTTCCCATAGCTTCCTTCGATGTATAGTCGCACCTTTTGCCGGGTGGTATCCCATACAATGGCACAAAAGAAGAACAAGTCTAACAAATCAGGTCAGCTGGCCCGTCAAAGCCAGAAAATTAATCAAAACTCTGCACCAATTGCTCAAGCTATTGGTCAGAGGTCTACTACTCCTAAAGTATTTAATGGAAAACGTATGATCCGTGTGAACCACCGAGAACTTGTTTCAACAATTTCTGGTAGTACCACATTCGAGGTCAATCAGTTTTATTTGAATCCGGGGCTTGCAGCTTCATTCCCTTGGCTATCTACTATTGCAGGTAGCTTCGAGCAATATCGCTTCAATCGCCTTCGGTTCCATTATGTTACTAGAGCTCCAAGTACATATATCGGATCCATTCTTATGGCTCCTGATTATGATGCTTTAGACTCTAGTCCATCATCAGAGATTATTGCTTCACAAATGGATGGAGCAGTAGAAGACTCTCCATGGAAGGAACAATATCTTGACCTTTCGGTCGTTGATATGTTCCCTATGGGACCTCGTAAGTATGTTCGATCTGGTACGATTTCATCGTCCGATCTTAAAACATACGACGCTGGTCAAGTCTTCGTCTGCGCTGTCTCTTGTACAGATACAAGTGCAATTGGTAAGCTTTGGGTGGAATATGATGTTGAACTTCATATCCCACAAAATCCTGACGCTATTAGTCTTAATAACGTAGGTGCTTCGGCTAATTATCAAATTACCGGAGGTGACCAAACTCTTACTCATGCAACAGCCGCGACAGTTCTCTTCGACACTGAAAATCACAATTCTTTGAATGCTTCCTTGTCTAGTGGTGTTGTTACACTACCGGCAGGAAAGTATCAAATTAATGCGGTTATTTCAGCTGGCGGAGGAACTGCGGCAACCACCACTTTTATCTTAGAAGCTTTACAAGATGGTTCGTCTATGTCACCCGTGACTAAAAGTCAGTGTGATGGCAGTACGCTCAATCCTTGTATTTCTCTAAATTACTTTGTGGAGAGTGCGGCAGAATTTACTGTTGCAATTCAAGCAACATTTTCTTCAAGTACAGGTACTCTTGGTCTACGTGATCAAGACTGTTTCTTGAATATTCTCCGTGTTCAGTAGATAAGATTAATATTGGCATTTTCTTCGGAAATGTAAGTCCAATAAAATGTTTACCGTTCTTGGTACATGTTTCAGTTCCATACTAGGAATCAGTTGACTCGTCAATTTGATTTCTAACATTGGATCTAAAACACGTCCTTGAACTGTATTCATTGTTAG